ACAATGCTTTCACCTACGTTCCGCGCAAACTCACGCGCAGCAGTTTCGTTAATGTTCCTCTTTCCGTAGAACACTGAGAGCATCTTCCGAAGCTGAGTTTCGACGCGGATCTCGAAAGAGCCGATAAAGACAGGAATCCGTGCGCCCAACAGCTGGGCAACCATGAAGTTGAGCATGGTAGACTTGCCAGCGTGCGAGAAGCCGCCCCAAATGGTCAGCTCGCCTGGGCGGAAGTAAAACCCATCCCCATTGTGCCAATCCATTTTTAGGAACGGCATCGAAAACGGCTCGGGTTTTGGTTTAACATCCTCGACGAGGCGCTCCTCCATTTCCGCCGTCGTCACCAATCGCTCGATGCGAGGGCGCTTTGCGTTCGCTACCCAGTCGCGCGCGTCCTCGGCGGTGAATCCAGCCAGCAGACAATCGTTCGCGTCCTTCTTGGGCATCGCGACGATGAAGCAACGATGCTTCCCTAGGCGAGTCACTGCCATGTTGGCGATCTTCCTTCCGGCCTCGTCTTGATCGAAGGCCAGATAGATCGAATCGAACGCTTGAAGGTTGTCCCATTCAAACTCCACCCAGGTTGCGCCCGTTCCGTTGGGAACAGAAAGTGCAGGGATTCCCCACTGATGCCACGTTGCCGCATCAATTTGGCCCTCGCAGAGCAGGATTGTCTTTGATCGGTAGCTCGACTCGGTGATGGCTTGCCATCCAAAAAGGCTCGGTGCGCAGTCTTTGTCCTGCCATACCTTCTTTTTCTCTCCCAGTGTCCGATATGAGCGGTTGATGATCTCGCCGGCTGGAGAGATGCACGGGAAAACAATGGCCTTCCGCTCTGTGTCGATCTCGATTTTCAGCCTCTCGATGATCTCCGGCTTCAACCCCCGCGTTTGAGTCAACCAGGCGTAGGCGCGACCGTTTGGTGATGGAGCTTCAGACTTGATTGCGGGAGCGTGGCCGTAAACCCGCTTCTCATGCTGTCTGACAGGCTCGGAGATGCCAAGGTATGTCCTGACAGCGGAAACGGCTTCCCCTGCGGAAATCGCTCGCGAGAGACGCCAGAGGTCCACAAGATCGCCGTGGTCATCGGTGGCCCAATCTCTCCATTGGCCTGCGTGTCCTCCCGTCATCGTGAGTTTGAGCGAATCACCAGGGTTGCCTGAGAGGTCGCCGCAAATCCACTCGTTGCCGTGACGCCTGCCGCCGGGGAGAAGCATTGGCGCAAGCTCCTCAATCCTGCCGACGAGTTGCGCGGAAAGGTCTGAAACGGTTAGAAGCATCCGGCCTCCTCTTTTTCGATTTCTTCATCCGTCCAGTAATCTGGGTGATCTCCCGCCGCCTCTCGTGCCTCGGCCTCCTTAATCCGCAGCAGCTTGGCCATGAGATCGTCCTCCTCTTCGGGGGCCTTCTCAACGGCGGATTGCGCCCTTGGCCATTCCGGCTCGTAGTCAGACGGGCTTTTCTGGCTCGGCATGTAGCCGTGCGATTTCCATGATCGGACGGTCGCCTTCCAATCAATAATTTTCTGACCCTTGTTTGTCCAGCCGTTGCCTTCCCACTTGTTCCAGATCGCTTCCGCATCGCGAGGGTAAAGCCCAAGCTCTCGAAAAAAGGCGTCGAACTCGTCGCGATTGACGGCTTCTCGTTTAGTTTTTTTGCCAGACGATCCATCACGCGTGCTACACTCCTTCCCTTCCTTGTTCCCTTCCCTTCCCTTCCCTTCCGCTTTACCGGCGTGGGTCACGCGTGGGTCACGCGTCGAGCACGCGTCAGAATCCATATATTCCAAGGGCTGCGGCAATTCTGATTCCCTTTCGCGATTGTTAATGACTTGATGCGAAAGAAACGTTGGAATGACGCCAAAAACCTCCGTGCCGCACGCGTATTTACGAATGAATCCACGCGTGGCCAACGCGTCAAGCACGCGTGAAAAGTCACAATCGTCGTATGGGAGGATTTGAACTCCTAGCCGTTTCGGCGACCATTTAAATCGACCCTCGCGATCAGCGGCGCACCAAAGGCCAATAAACGCCAAGCGGATCGGCAGAGAGGTTTCGGTTTCCAGTTCGTGCAGTTCCTCATGATGAAAAAACTCGGGCTTGATCGTTCGGATTCTCATTTCGTTGCCTCCTTTTCGATCAAATTAACCAAGCGAGATTGTAGCGGGACAATGGCAAGCTCCATTTCATCGCACGCCGACAAAAACCGTTTACTGGCGACCTCAATCCATCGAATCAAGGTTTTGCTGTCGTTTGCGAGTCGGGCTTGCGTCACGGCCTTGTAAAACGAATCCACAAGCGGCGGCATAATTTCCAAGTTGCCTTCATGAGTGGCCGTGTGGCAGTCCTCGCAGAGCGTCACCAGGTCGCGGGAATCTGCATCCCATGGATTTTCGCCAGTGTATTTTTTGTGATGGACGGCAAGCGTTGAGCCTTCTGAAAAGCAAAGTCGGCATTTCCAATCGTCGCGATCCATCACTTCAAGCCGTACCTTCTGCCATCGCGGGTGTTTGAGTTTGTTGGAATAGTTGTTCATAGGCACAAAAAAGCCCTCGCCCACCCATCACGGTCAGACCTGGCGAATACACCAGCGCGATGGGGGGACGAGGACTGTCTGAAGGTATTCATTTCTACGGGTCTGACTCCGTGCCGATACGGTCGGCATCTTTAGGCTCAACAAAATGATTTCGATTCGCAACTAGAAAAGCTCAGTCTGGAGCTTTGCCCCGGCCAAATTCTCGCAAGCTTGCTTAAAATAGCTTTCCTTGAGTTCGGATCCGACAAATTGCCGGTCCAAAGTAAGCGCCCCGACGCCCTCGCTCCCAATGCCCGTAAATGGCGAAAAAACCAGATCGCCGGGATTACTCCAAAGCTCAATTGCTCGCTCGATGACATCAAGTTGCAACGGGCAGATGTGCTTTTCGTCTTTGTGATCGCGAGCGCCATCTCGGTTAAGAACGCGCCCTTGGTCAACGGTCATCCAGACCGGAGACGCGACCTCCTGCCACCATGAAACCGGATACTTGTTTCTGTCTTTAGTGATCGGCTTTGGATTCTCCCCTGGCGCCCGAAAAACCAAAAGATAATCCGGCGCTCCTACTCTTGATCCAGCTGAATCAGTGCAAAGAGTCTTGTGAAGAAGCCCATGGGCCTTTGTCCTCTGCATCTCGGTCACTGGGTTTTTCCAGATCGTCACTCGCGCGTGAAGGGTAAAGCCGTGCTTCCAAAAAGCTCTGATAATCTCGCCAGAGAAGTCTTGAAAGCCGATGTATCCATGCTTCCATTTCGTCGCAAGAAGGTCAACGCAATGCACGGCCACCTCGCGACCTGGAACAACGATCCGCGCCAGTTCGGCGATCAGAATCTCGAAATGCTTCGTGAACTCCTCCAAGTCGTTGCAATTGCCCATGTCTTGCAAATCGTCCGAATAGGTAAACAAATCTGCAAACGGTGGCGAGAAGACTGAGAAGTCCACCGAAGCATCCGGCAATGATTTGGCAACGCGAACGCAATCGCCGTGATAAACAGTCCATCCTTCTCCTTGTCTCTTTTCGATATCGGTTTTCATTGTTAGTTCTTTTGTCCCTTCGCGGAATGCTGCCGCTGCAATTTTCATGCTTTCTTGCATTTCAGAGTGTTGGTTGATTTTGCGTGCTATTGTCCGCATGATTGCGCCCTCGGTCGTTGCGTGAACAACGTAAGCGTTTACTTCGCGAGTCTGTCCAAAACGATAGGAGCGCCTAAGCGCCTGGTAAAAGTCCTCGAAAGAATAGGACAGGCCAACAAAAGCAATGTTTCGGCAATGCTGCCAATTCATCCCATATCCAAAGATTCCGCTTTTAGAGATCAGAACGCGAATCTTGCCATCAACAAAATCGGCGGCGGCAGTTTCTTTCTTCTTAGCGGTATCTGAGCCGCGAATCTCGACGGCATCAGGAATTGACTTTGCGAGCCTTTCGCTTTCGTCGTTGGTATTGCACCAAACAATCCACGATTCATCTGATGCATTGACAAGATCGGCCACGGCCTTTACGCGAGCCTCTGCGGTCATTCGCATTTCTTTATGCATTGTAGTCGCTGACAAGGTTGCGTTGCGGAAAAGCTCGCCATCGTTGGCCTCTCTCGTTTCATCAACATCAACGATGACGGTCTGCAGGTTGAGATTTGGCAGCGAGTATCCCGCGTCATCATAGCCAATGTCAGACGGCTTCGAGACGCACGCGGCCCATGACGCTACCCACTTCCAAAACTCGCCTTCAGCGTGCTTCTTCAATCGCCAATCGCCAGTGTTGAATGTGTCGTTGATGAAGAACGTGCAAAGCATTTGTTGAGGTGTGCAAACGCCAAGAAAATCAGCGTGCTGGCCAAACTCGGTATAATCGTTTGGCGACGGGGTAGCAGTGCATGCAAGCTTGTATGGCGTTTCGGCGAATCGCTCAGTCAAACGATGTCGCGTCTTCCCGGTAAAGCTTTTTAGGATGCTCGACTCATCGAGGACGACTCCGCCAAAGTCCACATAATCGAAATTGTCGAGCTTCTCGTAATTGGTGATCCAGATGCCTTCGCCGGAAATCTGATCGCCGGATTCGACGACTTGAGCGGTGATCCCAAAATGCTCAGCCTCGCGTGCTGTTTGAGCAGCCACTGAAAGCGGCGTTAGAATCAGGACCGGCTTTCCAGTATGTTGCCTGACCTGATGCGCCCATTCCAGTTGCTGGATCGTTTTACCGAGGCCGCAATCCTCGAAAAGCGCGGCGCGACCTTTCTTCACAGCCCATCTGACAACGTGCGTTTGCCAGTCGAAAAGCGGCGCAGTAATTGGCATAGGCTCAAATCCGCTCGGCTTTGCGTGCTTGGTTTTCGCCTCAATAAAGGCGTCGTATTCATCTATGTTCTTCATCTCTTTTTTACTTTGCTCTGTATTGCCTCTGATATTCGCGATTCTTCTCCGCGCAAATCTCGCATCGCGTCCGATTCGGCACGGCCAACCTGGCGCAGATCGCGCATCTCCCAGCGGCGATCTGCTTTTCCTGCCAACGGCGGTTCCTGATGGTTTTTCCGTCTCCGTTCATTTCGTCAGCCTTTCCATCTCCGCGTTGTGCAAATCGGCAGTCTCTTGAAAGTTCTTGTGATTCCGCACCATTTCGACGGTCCAAGGCTTCCACTCGATAGGATCGTTAGCGCCGCGATCAACCTTGGCTAGTCCCTTGTCGGCCTTCTCGTAGCTGGCAACGACGCGGATTTCCATTTGCCTAGAAGGCTCTCCGGCCTTGTCTTTAGCTTCTTGCTCAGTCGGCCAAACATAGCCTGACGATCCATCCGCATAAACGTTGACCCACCCGGTTTTTAGAATTTCGTTTTGTTCGTTCATATCAATCAAGTTTCAGTTTGAACATCAGCGAGTTCACGGCCTCGCGCTCCGTCTCTCCGCATTGGGTTTCCACCTCGCCAAAAAGATCGATGGATGCTTCCCAGTAGGAATCGGACATGTCGAAGACATAGAAGGTTTGGATACCTAATCGCTTTGCGTCCTTCTTCCAGCGCGGCACTTCGTCTGCCATGTCGAGGAAATCGGAAACGCTCATTTAGCCCTCCCTTCAAATTCCACCCATTTGCAAAGCGAGACGCCGATCTCGGAACTCATGCGCTCAATGCGGCCCATGATCTCGACGGCATCCTCGACGCTCATGTTTGCGGCTCGCTCATTGCCATCCTCAAATTCGGAATAAGCCTCGCGCAGATGAGTTGCAGCAGCTCCAAGCTCTTCAAGAAGGTAAAGGACTTCAAGCCTCGCCATGCAGATAGCGTCTGGGGTCTTGTCGATCATTTCGCCCTCCCCTCTTCAAAACGTCCCCATTCCGCCATCACCCTGACCTCAGTCAGTTCCGCGATGGCCCGATCTTTCTCATCCCGTTCCGCACCCATTTCGAGTGCAAAATAAAAGGCGAGCCCGTAGCCCAATCCCGTGATCAGGCAGAGTGTTCCGATAAGGTAGTCTCTCATGATATATCTATCTCTTTAATCTCGTATCTTCCGTTTTTGTTTTTGCGCCACCCGTGGACCAAAATCACCCATCCGGCGGCTCGTAAATGTTCTAACGCATCCGATTCGTTGATCTTATTGATGCGGCTTTTTGTGTTGCCCCAGCTTGTTGATTGCACTGCTACAGTCTCGCCATCGCGGATCGCGAGGATGTCGATGATGCCGAAAAGATCCTGCCTGATTCTAGCGTGAGGATTCCACTTCTCGACTACCTGGACCAACTGGCACGTTTTGCGCAGGTGAGCCAGACTGCGAGCGGTGGGGGATTGTTTCATGCCTCTTCCTTCGCTGCTTGCGTTTCCTGCTCCCACGCCTCCTCAAACTGCCGTGAGAACTGAATCAGCGCATCGCGCAGCGAATCGGTAAAGGGATCGCGCTCGACGAGGATGCGAAGGCTCGCAAGGCCAGGTGACCAGCTTTGGAACCACCATGCCTCTGCTCCCGTAACGGCCATGCTGCCGTGGACCTGATAAAGATAGGTATCGGGCAACATTCCAGCGCGACGGTATTCAATGTGCGTTGATGGCACTGGAACTTTGCCCTCAAACCCGATGCTCGCGCCTTCGACAAGGCCATCCGGCGAGCATCCGAACCACCCGTCATTGCTTTGGCAAAAGCCCACCTGGACCAGCTTGTTTCCGGTAGCCTTCTCAAAAGCATCGACGGCCTGCGGCTCCATCTCAGTGCCGCGCTGCATGGCCGCGTTTTCAAAGTTGGGATTCTGCCAGCATTTCGCGCGTTCGCTGATAAGCTTGCAGATGGCCTTCTCACGCGCTCCCTCCGCGACCTTTCCTTTGGCCAACAACCACGGCCCGAAGTTCGATGCCGTGAGAACTCCGCGCCGAAGATCGTGCCATTCCTCGGAGCGCTGCTCGCAATGGTAAATCGTGCAGTCTGGAAATTCTTTCATGCTGATGCCAAGGTTTTGGTTTTGCTTGCGAAGTCGAGACGAAGCGCCCTGTCTAGGATGTCATCGTTGGGCAG